CGGTTTGAGTGCAATAGCCACGGAAGTTACCGCGACGATTGAAGCAAACCATTTGAACCGAGTCGTCCATGCAACGAACGCGAACGTTGCTCATCTCTGGGTGCTGGAACGCCTTTCGCTTACGCATCTGCCGGCCAGCAGCGTAGTAAGCCTTGAAGGTCGCCCAGTTCACGCCGAGGATGACACCATCGGTGCGAGCATTGACGCTATTTTGGTTCGTCCAAGCTGGAACCCAAGTCATCGGAACACCACGGACGTACACGGTTCCGCTGTGAGCAGCCATGTCGTCACCGATGTTATCGTTGCCGAGTTGGAGCAATCGACGACCTGAAGCCAAGACGCTGTGAGTGGTCAACAATTCCCAATCGCTTCGCTTTTGGCTAACGATGTCAGGACGCTGAACAGGAGGCGTAAACTGGCAAAGATCCATCGAGTTGATAACCTTCTCGACAAAATCACTGCGGCTCACCGAAGTGTAAGGGAACGTGCGGTTTCGCCATTGTGGATACTGGGTGCAGGAAATACCTCCAACACCGTTAGCGCTCCAACCAACAGGCTCGAAGCCATTGAACCCTTCCGGAGCGTTGTTCTCCGTCACACTGTCATTCGTGGCAGTGATCCACCAGAGCAACGATGCGACCGAGAACGGGGTCTGGGTTGGTGCAGTCGGCCCAGGGCCAAACACCAAGTCTTCCATGCCCGTGTAGAACGAGGTCATGAGATCTCGCTCCTTATCCTCGATGTAATCATAAATCTGCCGACCGCCAGTGCGGAAGATCTCTTCATCGATGTCGTAGTGGTAGTTGTTCGTGGTCAACGCCCACTTCAACTCGCCCTCGTCCAGAGTGTTCACGCGAGTCGATGAGTCTCGGTGATACAATCCGACCGTTTGGAAGTTGTCGTTGGTGTTGACTTTGACCTTCCACTTGCACTGCGACGTACTCATCGTGTCTTTTTTCAGGTTGCCCAAGAAAAGACGCGAAGCATACTTGTACTCCTGCAACGACAAGGACAAATCCTGTGCTGCAAGCATCTCCTCACCAGCGAACTTCTGGTGAATACTGTTGACGAAATCGTCAATTTGCTCAATCGATAGTGCCATTTGGCAACTCCTTTACTGGTTACGACCCTTCGAGCTCTCGATAGAGCCGATCCGCTTCATCGCGAGGATCTTCGCGTGGAGGCTGCGGTCTTGTCGGGCTTCCACCCTGACGAAGTTGGCTCTGCCTTGATACTTTTTGGGTCTGCTGTTTCAAACGTTTCTTGGTGATTTCGTCCGCGAAAACCATGTTGGCTACTTTACCAACTAGATTATCGTTTAGTTCCGCAGGACGACCGAGGCGTTCAAGACCGATCAGTTGCGCTTTGACAGCAACATGAAGTTCTCTGCGCCGCTCGAGCTCTTCGTCGGACTCACTCCCGGTCTTCCCGAAAAGATCGGAAAATCCAAGTTGATCGACGTAACTGTCGAACTGTTGCTCTTCGGCTTGAGCATTCACATCAGCAAACCTCGCTTCGAGCACCGACAGTCGCGATTCGTAATGATCGTTTAGTCGCGTAAACTCGTCGACGATCTCGTCGTCATAGAGATCCTTGCTAAGTGAAACCTCATACCGATTGCTACCCTTTCCAACAGCATCTTCTTGCTTGGCTTCTTTCTTGCTGAATTGACCCTTCTCGTTTCGAGTCGAGCCTTCGTCGTTGTCAGCCAACGCCTTGCGTCCAGCTTCAAACGCCTTCTTATCAAGCAACTTCAAAGCCCTATCTAACTCCTCGCGACTGGCAAACTCCGACAAGTCTGACTCGTCGATGCCATACGCGGCAACCTCGGCTATCACCTTGTCGTTGACCCACTTGGGAGCACGCGACTCGTCGCCGGAAACCTCGCCTTGATCATCATCATCGGCGGCACTGCTGGAATTGTCCTCAGCAGGTGTTTTGTTGATTGATGCAGTGTCACTGACAACTTCCGCATCTGACTTGCGATCGCCCATGCGCTCTTCTGCCACTTCTTTGGCAACAGTATTGGCATAATCCTTGATTTCATCGCTCGTCATGTCTTCGTTTAATTCGATAGTCTTACTCATCCCCATAGCCTCCGTCTAAATCCCTGAAACCGCGCATTCGCAGAAATTCGTTGCGTGCGCGACGACTTGTGAATCGCACCTGACCGCTATCCATTACAGCGGCACCCTGAATCCTGTGCTTTTTGATCAGATCTCGAGTTTCGCCAACTTGGCTTTTCATGACACCGCATCCATCTGAAAAAAGCGGGTCGTGCTCGGTGTAGGTGTTTGCCGCCATGGATGGTTTTTCGAGCCAATCTGGCTTGCGAGGAACAAGCTTTTCAAGCTCTTGCTCGGTGACAAACTTGCCTTTGTACTTGTATTTGACTATGCTCATTATCCAGCCCCCTGCAACATCGAGTTTCTTTGTTGCGAATTGATTTGCGGGTTTCCGCCCATCAAGGTTTGTATCAATGCGTTGTTTCTGGCGGCTTCTGTTCCACCACTACTGATATTCCTTCGGATTGTCTCCCTGGTCGTCGTCGGAGACTGGCGAATCGTGTTCTCGTCGCCACCTAACATGTCCGAAGGGTTTGCAAACGTGATGAATCGCTTAAACTCTGGTCGATTTTTCAGCCTTGCGATCTCGTCAACAATTGCCTCTGCGTCAATCGAGGCTCCCGATGCCTGGAACATCGGCCAAAGCGGTGCGATCTCACGCAACACCTGGAAGAGCTCCTGAAGCTTCTGCTCGGGAGTTTTGAAAACCATGGAGTACGGTTCCACTCGGAACTCATAATCGTCAAAGCTTCCTTCCCTGTAACCTGGAGTCCAATCTGAATTAACTTCGATACCAGTGTTACCAACAGGCATAGATGTTTTGAGCTCAAGTGTCGAATCCTCCCACATGAGACGACCAAGATCCAAGATGCACTCCGAAGCAAACGAAACAACAGACATTCGCATGTCCGCTACGTTCTTCGATACGTTTCCGTGAATCAGTTCTTCCTGGCCGAGTGTCGATGCCTGCTGACCAAGCCCACCCATCGCTTGAAGGTTTCCAGCGAATCGATCGTATTCCGACTGTAAGAAGGTAGCCAAAGCCATGTCTCTTTGGTCGATACCGCCAACCTCGAACTGCTTGATCTGATCTGGACTTCGACCTCTGTACCAACCGTTGCGCTCTGATGTCCTGATTCGCTCCGCGTCGTCTTCCATTCCTGGTGGATAGATATTCACCTTGCGATGGGAGTCAGAATCATCCTCCATTCGCCTGTGCAAGCGGTTCTGTAGATCGTGCATCCCTTTAAGGTTGATCGCTGGAGACGTTGGTATCACATTGTCTGGAGTGTCACCAAGCGACAGGAACTTGTATGGGCCAGCTTGTGATCCGATCCAATCGCGCTCGATTAGAGGCGGCAAATCTTGCTGATCACACACCATGGTCGCAATGGAGTTGTTCTCTGCGATCCATACGTCCATCAACCAAACCATATCCTTCAGGTCGTCATCCTCGGCGCTACCCCAGTCAGATCCAATATCCCTGACCGCACCAACAGAATCCTGATGCTGCCTGGAGGTTGGTTTCAGCTTATCCCTGACCTTCTTGTCGTACCCAGGCTCGTCCATCACCTTTTCGTAGTCAGCTCGGTAGCGATGACCACAATACCGCATCTTGCTGAGCTCTCGGGCTGGCATGTCGAGTATCAAATCGTCGATCGATACGCGATTGAACCACGGCTCACCTGGATCGAGCCAAACATCTTCCTCGGCTTCTAGCAGTCCATGGAAGCGAGTGTCAGTGTCTCGCATCATGACTACGCCACAGCCAAGGCAGAAGAACGCATCCATAACGATGGCTCGAAACGTCTTGTCGAGAGCCATGTCGCTGATGAGTTTCTTGAGATTTACCTCAAAACGCCTTGCAAATGGAAGCATTTCCATTCTTGAGGTAGACACCAACACGCTCGGGTTGTTGGCTGCGAGGGCAACCGTATAGATACGTGCCGTCTGGTTCATCAGATTGACGAGAGTCTTGTTCTCTGCGCCTGATTCGGCGTACCAAGAACCAACATAATCCCTGATTAACTCTTTGCGGACGCGACGGAATGGCTCCATCGCATCGCGAGACGAGCGAATCGCTTTTAGAAGTCTGCTTCGTTTTTCAGGGTTTGATAGGTCAAACATTACCAGTCGAATTAACTTCGGAATTTTCCGGTCAATTTCGACTGGGTTTTATCTCCAGCCTATTGCACCACTTCGCCTACTTGGCGATGGATTTACTTCTTGGTCGCAGATGCCGACTTGGCACCTTCGAGCACCGACTTTGTTTGTGCGAGGTTTAAAGCGGATTGAGAAAAATGCAGAGCCTTTTGAGCATCGGGCTGAGCCTTTGCTTGGTCTGCCATCTTTGCAATCGCCTGATCCAGCTTTTCGTTCAACTCGGCTTCCATCTTACACCACTTCTTTCAGGTTTTATCCTTGAATCCTATCGCAATACATCACGTATTCCGAACTTCGGGCTGCCAGAACTGACTACTCGTCGTTCCTGGCGTTCTCTCCATAAAAAACTACCATACTCTGGAATCTGTCCGTTTTCAATATCGCTGTCAACTTTAGAATCCAAATTCTCACCAGAAAATACCAACCAAGCACCAGCAGCAGCGATCGCTCGGTCTCCGTGGTTCTTTTCGGTCGCACCCTTGTTCTTCGTTGGAGAGTGGATAATCCTCCCGTTTTCCCACTCGTACTCGCCGCACTCCTTGAGCATTTCTTCCGATCTTGGAGTGTAATCGCCCTTTTCCATCGCCAAGGCAAACTGTTCAAACATATCGGCTTTGTCGGCATCCCTGCAAGGAAAACCAGCCTTCCTGGACTTTTTCTGCGATCCGAGCTGCGTGACGTCTCGATAGAAGACGTTTCCGTAGTTGCACACTTCGACGACCTCTTTGGCGAAACCTCCCGAGACACCTGAGTCTTCCCAGCCAAGCAATGCTTTGCGCATCCAAAGGCACAAGCCGACGACCATCCTAGCGAATGGCCGTGGCTCAAGCCCCTTGATGACATACTCGAGAATTTCTTCGCCTGTGCGGTAATCGATACCAGAGGCTACCGAGTTGGATGAATAGGCGCCGACACCACCAGAGGCAATGTCGCAAGCGATCGCAAACGGCCCAAGCGGTGGACTGTTGTCTATCCCGGGCTTGAACCACAGCGACAGCGGCCCATCATCCCGAGGAACGAGACCCTTGAGCTCGAGCGTTTCGCTGTCAAATATCGGCGTTCCTCTCCAAACAGGCTTCTTTCCGTGGTTTTTCTTCATCCGATCGAGCAGATCTGGCGAGAAAACCTTACCAGAGGATCCCTTGGCATCCATGTCGAGCTCGCGTGCGATGTACCGAGGCGTAGCCCCGGGAAGCAGGCAGTGAGAGTCGTACCAGGGCGATCTGAACTTGCCTTCGATCTTGTGCCCTCTCCTTTCGATCGCTCGCAACTCCCTTTCGTGCGTAGAGACGTACTTTTCGACCTGTTCCTGTTCGTCTGGGTTAATTGCCGTCAAAACGCCGTCTTTTTTGATGTACGCCAGTTTTGCGTGTTCTGGGTTCTCCTTCCAATCAAGTGCGTAGACTCTTGTGTTGTCCGGATCGGTTGCCGACTCGTAAAACACACCCGTATCGGCACCGAACGTCGAACAGAGGAATATGCAGTTGGTAACGTGAGCCACCGAGCTCATGATCCTGTAATCGATTCCATTGGCAATGAACTCCTCCGATCCAACTTCGTCGAACGCAAAGAGCGTGGTTCTACCGCCCCGCGCAACGTCGGCTGTCGCAGAGTACCCGATCCATATCGCATCGGTTTTTGGGATCCTGATCGTATGGTCGGTGATGTTCCTTTCGTATGGTTTGCCGTCCATCATCCATACCGGCAGCTTATCAAGCATGTCTGAAAGCTTGTTCATCACCGCCGACGGATCCTTCGAATCGACCGTTTTCTCGTTTCGAGTAACAAGACCTGATGAAAACCCCTTTTCAGTGAGCGCCCTACGTATCTGCACTCCAAGGTACGTGTAGGTTCCGCCTTGAGCTCGGCTCTTCTTGAGTGTCACCGACACCGGATGCTCGGTAGCCATCGCCTCGGTGATCGCGTCATCCATCGCAAGGATCACCGCTTCTTGGTGCTTCCATGGGATGAACGGCTTGGTTTTGACTTTCGCTCTCGGCTCATGCACCCAAAGGGCAAACGCGAAGAAAAACAGAACATCAGTCTCGCAGGCTTGCAGCAAAGCACTTCGGAATCGCTCGTCGACCAAGGCTCGCTCCCTGCAAGCGATACGCCACTCGAGGTTTTCCACAGGATCTTTTGGAACTAGGTCGTAATACAGCGATGACATTACCGACATTCAACCTTGTTTTTGCCCCACCAACTCACCGAATCTAAGGGCTTCGAAAAAGTTCGGGTTGGTTAGGGCTTTGTGCATAAAAAAAGGCTACGCAACTTTCGTCACGCAGCCTACAGGAGACTTGCTCACAATGGAGTGAGGTGCAATTACTATAACCGACGACTTTTTGATGTCAACAGCCATCATCGCCTTTCAAGAGCCTCTTGCATGCTCATCGTCTTGAGTCTTGCCCTGAGCGTCGATTCCTTGATTCCGTAGGCGAAAGCCCACTGCTTGAGGCTCATTTTCTTGCCGGCGTGCTCGATTCCGCAACTTCCGCACGACGAGGTGTGTCCGCTTTGCATGTGATCGAGCCTCACTTCGACTTCGTTTCCACACGAACACTTGCACAGGAATTTTCGCTTGCCTGTCGAGTAGTGTTCGCGAACTACCGTCAAATTTCCGTATTTCGATCCAGCAGGAACAACCGTTCGACGCATCAGTAATCCAACTTCCTAAGCGATTTAACGATCACTTTCCCTTTGGTTTCGGCTTCGACTGAGTTTTCTTCGACGACGAAGACTTCTTGCAACTCCCTTGACTGTAAGGCTTCTTACCCTTCACAGGTTCATAGCCTTGCCAGCATCTTCCGTTTTTCATGACATCTACCTTTGAAAAGATCGACAACCTGGAACATTGCGCAATGAATATACCTCTTTGCCCCGATATTGCAACTATCTTGACATTTTGGATACCACCCTACTTGACTATACATTCAAAGCGCATATTCTTCTTTGCGCATGGTTCGATTGTTTCTTTTAATTCAGGAGGTTTGCTATGTGTGTGGCGGTTTACGTTCGAGTTAGTACGGCTGAACAGAATCTTGCTGGTCAAAAGCGCGAGATTATCAAGTGGCTCACTGGAAACGGTATCAATCCGGATACGGTGATTTGGTACATCGACAAGGAGAGCGGCGAAACCCTTGCGAGACCTCAACTTGAGCAGCTTCAGCGCGATATCTTCAATGGCGCAATCAAAACCGTGGTTGTCTACAAGCTCGATCGACTTTCGAGATCTCTACAGGATGGAGTAGACACACTCTGTTCGTGGTGCAGGAAAGGTATTCGAGTGGTCTCAACTTCTCAACAGATCGATTTCACTGGTACGATCGGTCAGCTTATCGCTGCGGTGCTGTTTGCTGTTGCCGAGATGGAAACTAACACCCGAAGGGAGCGACAGGCAGCAGGTATCGCCGCAGCGAAGGAGAAAGGAATTTACCAAGGTAGGAAAAAGGGCGCTGTCAAAGCTGGCGTTGACATATCGAAGGCGCCGAAGCTTATCGAGAAAGGTTTATCCATTGATGAAGTAGCGAAAATCCTTGGAGTCAGCGGTAGAACTGTCTACAGGTATCTCAAGACTGCTTAATCTGACGCAAGCAAGACTACAACCAGACAGCGTTTTGCAGGCAACTGCGAAACGCGACAGGTACAAGCGCACCCCAGGCCCATAAATAGTATGCAATCTCGCTACCTGCCGGAATCCAGGGGTTTTTTCCTGGAACTGACCAATGGGCTTATTCGGAAAGGGTAAGAGGCGGGAGACCTGCATCCCCTTATCGCCGTTTGCCTGACCAGCGTCCACCCATCGCCAGCCTGCTGCACCTGTTCGACCCTTGAGGTTAAGAGCATATCCACGCCGCAGGACGCTTCGCTTACTCAATCCCATGCACTTTGGCGGTCTTCCACAGATCGGGCAACTAGCTCAAACGATTGCAGGCACAAGCGCCGGATCCCCGGCATTACACTCATGCCATTTACGTGCTCTCCCCCAGGATGTGGTTTTGGGGGAGAGCTGTGCGACAGGATTACGCACGAGAAAACGCCTTGAGGCGAATTTTTGGAGTCGAACTGAAATCCTGTCTGCGCTGAAACCACTCAGCACTTCCAATACTATCTTGGTTCTTCTTGGATGTCAACCAGATCCCTTAGCTTTTGGCTAACTTCGCTTCTTTTCAGGAAGTCATCGCGTTGTTGCGATCCTAGCAGACCTTCCAAGACGTAGACCCATAGCGATCTCCCCCAAAAGGAAACCAATTGCAGTTCGTACCACTCAAGATAAAACGCATCTCCGCGTGACTTGATGGCTTCTTCTAGTAATGGCAAGGGCAGTCGAACGATATCAGGTATCCTTCTGTTCGTTTTTTTCGCTGGAACCTTTGATAAAGTTCTGTCCCTGCTTCCACCGATGAATAGCACTTCGATCAAGATTCAGCTTCCTCTGTTTTTGTAAACCCGTACCAATACAGCTCGTCATCGCTGTCGGCCACCCAGCGGCTCGCCGAGGCTTCGCAACTGAACTCTTGGCTGAAAACTTTCCAGTCGGGGCGACCTTTGAGCGTTTTGCTCGTAAACGCCCCTCCGTCGTTCCATCGCACGATACGGTTGTTCGGCTGGATGAAAACGCGTCCATTGGCGTTGATCACATGACCCGTCTTGTGCCCCGCAGCGATCTCGCTGTACCCTCCGTTGCACCAATCGAGGGTGAACATGTAGGTTCCATCGATGATCGATCGGTCTTTCAGGAGCACCTTGCAGCTTCGGTTCTTGATGTAGTCGATCGTAAGAGCCGAGCAGTGGTAGCTAAAACTGTCCCAAAGCTGGAGAAAGTCCAGCGGGTAGTCTATCCCGCCCTCGGGCTCGGTGTGGATGTAATGGATCGGGATCCTGGCGTGTTGAGTCCCCCACTCGCTCATGCCGGTGAATAGTCCACATCGATTCGGGATGGAGGTGTAGAGGAAAAACTCCATCGGGATCCGCTCGTTTGCGGCACTTGGCTCCCTGTCGTATAGGAACGCCGTGTCGAGGAATCCCCAGAAAAACGGAATGTTTACATTTAGATAGTTTTCTTGGCTTGTCATTTCGACCTGAAGATTGGCAAGGACATGGCGTACCTGTCAGCGTTTTGCAACTTGTGATGCTGAAGGTGGTTGATCCTCACCGACCAGCCCCACCAAGTCTTTGGAGTGTAGTTGCAGTGGCACGAGAAGTGGATGAACTCGTATGCCGACAGAAGCACAAGCACCGTGCAATGCGCTGTATAAAGCCCTGGAGTGGTAAACGCGAACAGCGCCGAGTTTACGAAGTACATGCAGATAACCCACCAGTCGGGTAGCCCTGTGTCGGTCGTCGGGTAGTCGTGGTGCCGATCATGCGTTTTGCGGAACGGAGTCCAAGACCATTCGTGGAAAAACCACCTGTGGAAGACGTACTCGAGTGTCGGCCACGCCAAGACAATCGAGCCAGCAATCGCCAAGTCCCTCAAACTGAGCGACCACAAGGCGATCCTGAGCGCAACAGCAAGCAAGGCGGAGAGTACGATCACGCCGCCTTTGCCGCAAGCAAACGCAAACACCAAACTTTGAAATGTCATCATAAACTCTCCTGTTTTGAAAAAGAAGCCAGGGTGTATACTGTGCCTTTCGCACTATGATGCTAACTAAGGGTCGTATCTGACCTGTGACCAGCCACCCATCTCATTACTGATCTGAGCCACACTCTCCTAACTTCAAAAGGATCGGGCAGGTTTGTATACCTGCTGCTTCTCACTTCACGATGGCACCAACTTTCCCTGCCGCCGTGTCCTAGCAGGGTTTCGCCGATTGTGAGATGACGCTTTGCCGTACTGCGTCGTGGTTACGCCACGCCGCCGATCCAGTTGCGAGTCTAGGAATCGCACCTAGCAGTCGGAGCTTATGAGGCTCTGATGGGCCTAGCCCACCCGCAATGTTGCCGGTTACGTTTGTCCGGCGTGCGCTCTTTGCACCGTACACTCTCGACAGCCGATCCTCTCCCTCCGACTGCCGAGCATGAACTGCTAGTCGCCAAACGCTTCGTTGACCTCCTTGGCTGTCAGGTTCCTCCAGGGATCGCCGTTTGGATACCAACTAGCCGGGGGTGCAGAGCCGTTATTCGACTGCATGTACTGTGTTACTTGTTGCCTACTTGGGCCTGTCGCACGCTGGCTGTAAATCACGGTCGCGTACCATCCGTTACGGCCACGCGCTACGCCAATCTCCTGGACTGGCAATTTGCCCCAGTAACAGCACGCTCGAATCGCTCTATCAGGTGAGCTTGTCGAGAACCCAACGCCCTCAGCACAGCCACCGCCGAACCCGCCGCCAACGTGGTACAGACGATTCGAGGATGCTTGACGCTCTGCTTTTGACTGAGCAAGACCAGCCGAAACTACTCGAACCGGGGCTGTAGCGACACGAGCTGCCGCGTAGACAACATTGCCGGTTGTATCGACTGTTGCAGTAAGAATTTGTCCCGTTGCATCGACGACTCGTTCAATGACGGCTCCAGTGGCGTGTACTGCAATTGTGCCGGCTCGATCGACTGCTTGCGCCGTACCTCGGACAGTATTTCCGACCACTTGTCGAGCGACACCGCTTTGCCTGTAGCATTGTCCGTTTGCGCATTCTTGTCCATAGCTCAGCCCCGACAGCAAAAAAACCACAAGCACCAACGCCACAGCTTTCAACTTAGAAAACTTCATTTGACCATCCTCCATAAACTGGAAACTGAAACCAACTCAAACTTTGACCATCGCATTATACCGTATTGACCCGACAACGCAAGAACAGGCAGCCTATTGCAACTCAAAGCCTTGCTTTGTGACCTTGATGCCCTGGCCATTGGGAAGCCTGTAAAAGCAACCTTCCATTAGTTGCATGGTCTTATGCGTCTCGACTTGCCGAATCGCTGGCCACTTGTCGCGGTTGGCGTACTCGACCCTGCATTCATCGATGATTACCCAGTCTTTCGCACCTACCGACCAAAACGCATCCGATTCCAATCGAGGCTCATCATCCGAAAGAGCCGTCCAGCCTTTAGGTATGTTGCTTGCACAAGTCGATCCGGCATCCTGTTTCACCGGCTCGATGCGTCGGCGATACCATAGGGTGTCTGCTTGCCTTTCGTTGTGCGACACTTTCCATCCTGTCTCAAGCGGACTAGGTTCAAACCACTCATCACCGGGTTGCAAATCTTCCGCTGGAAACTTCTCAAGCAACCTCCACCCCGGCCCTGGATCGGGCTTGTTGAGCCACCATTGTTGAGGCTCGTAGACTTGGCAGTGAGCCCATTGCACCCCATCGAGGTCGATCCACGCTAAAGGAATAGAGCGAAAAGTACGGAACCCACCAAGAAACTCACCATCTCTCCATTTTTCGTCATCCCCATCCCGAAACCTTGCCTCGACATTCTCGCCCTTCATCGCTCGGGCGACATCCCCGGCGGTTGCATCCCGCCAAAATTGTTCGATCTTCACTTCGCCGACTTTCTCGCCGGATGATCTTTGTTCGTCAGTTTGACTATCCATTGCCTAAGCTCCTTGTTTCGCTCCCGTAAAACCTTAATCTTTGTCTTTAACCAAAACACTTCATCTTCAAGTTTTTGAATCTTGTCTTTGTCGTTCATTGTCCTGGCGTCCACTTTGGTTTTTGTTGTCCATGCTGAACGTAATCCATCGCGAAGCATCCGTTTGGCAATTGCACAGCATCGCCGTTTAACTCTCGCACGACATACAACTGCTCTTGCTGAAAAACTCTAAACCCTCCTTCAATCGACATCCACGTTGTTAATGTGTAATGAATGTCGCTTGGGAAATGCTCAATTGCTCCGTCGTGTGGGCCTCCAAAGAACTCGAATGTTGCTAGGCTACCCATCAATCTTCATGCCTATTGCAAAACACAAAACAACCAACACGCCACCATTGTAGCATCATTGCCCCACAAACGCAAGTCACAAGCCTGTGGGTTTCCATCCATCTTCAAAAATCGGGTATTCGACTTGTTTGGCTTCCCATCCACTTTGCCTGCACCAGTTCCATAGCGATTTTGATCCGTAGAGGTGCTGTCGAGCGTAGGCTGGTGTCGGCAAGCTTGTGTCCCAATGCTTCGGATCCCAGACTTCAAAACCGAACGCCCATCCCATGAATGTGACTTCCGAGCCGTTTACCAGCAATCGGACATGCGGCGATTCCATCAGTGGCGTTGAATACAAGATCAGCTTGTGGTGAGCCTTGGATATCGACTTCACCTCGATCGGGCCGACATCTGGAACTTGGCAAACCTTCCTGCCCTTGTGCTCCGATGCTGGCTTGTGAGCTCGCCACGGGAACCCTGTGTACAAAGCCATTGCGCATTCAGCGATCGCAGCTTGAACATGCGAATGACCAGACGGAGACCGATCGCACGACAGGTAGTCGCCACGACCAGCACCGCTATCTGCTCGCATCTTGCCGACTTTGATTGCCAGTTGCATTTGTTTGTCGGTAAGGATCATTTCAATCAACCTTTACAAGTCTGAAAGTGCCGCATTCCTCGTCTTCCCAAGTTTCTTCTCTCCATCCACTGATGTGTCGGTTTCTTTGGTCGGTTGCTTCGAACCAGAACCATCCGTTGTCTGGGTTACGCTGCGTAAGAATCCCCCTTGCGCCGTTGTAACGATTTCTTCCTCTAAGTTCGACCAGATCGCCAACTTTTAGTTCGGTGACAACCGGATAGGGCTCGACCGGCTTGCAGTCTTCAAAGTGCATCCAGCCGCATGCCCTACCGCGGATCTTTTTGCCGTCGCAAACAAGAAGCACCATGTCTCCAAGCGTTTCCGCGACCTCCATTGTTATCGTCACTTTGTCGCCGACTTTCATGGCAGTTTCTCCTTAACAAACATGCCGTCGACCATCTTACCCTTGCGATCCTTGATCTCTTCCCACGCCATTTCGCGGCATGCGTCGATGTCTTGCCCGAGCTGAGCACACATCACAGCCAACACGACCTGGATGTCGCCGATCGCATCGCAGATCTCTGTGGTGTCGTTACGCAGCAAACCGTCCGACAACTCCTGGACTTCCTCCAAGAGTTTCGACATTTGCAAGGTTGGGCTCGAGCCAGCCACCAAGTTTCGATCTTCCGCCCACTTCGCAACACGTTCTTTCCAACTCGACATTGAAAACCTCCAATCTGTTTCCGTCCACTTTCTAACACGCTCCCTAAACATGGCAGATCCCCTTGCGCTGAATAACAGCTTTACGGAGTCTTTAGAATGCGATCTTGAAAGCCGAGAGCCAGACTTAGAAGTTCTCGATTTCCGCTTTTCATCGCAATGTCGACGACTTTTCGAGCAAAGTCCAGCGAATCAGAAAACGCCACGGTTTTCATCGAGGTTTTCACTCTGTTTACCACTTCTGCGATGTCTCGATGACCCATAACGGATTCGTCGATGTGCATCCTAGATCCAAACCTTGCGCAGATTGCAAACTCGCGAATGTAGTTCGGTCTTGCATCCGATAAGTCGTAGCTTGCCTCTGACTCAAAAAACAAGTTCATCGGAAGATTGACGTTCGAAGTCAACTTGCCAGTGGCGTGAATACTCAAACTGTCGATCGCATCAATAAAACTCTGCCTGCTCATAACCCCTCCCCTTCCTCGACCTCGATGTCGATTTCCTTGCATGCGATGCGAGTTGATCCAGTACCTCTATCGGCTTGCTCTCGAGTGTAGTGATGCGAGAAAGTGCCGTCTGGATAAACATTAAACGCCGCCGTTACCCGCACCTTCTTTTTTGGTGGAGGGGCAAGGTTAAACAACGGATAACCTATACCCGAAATGATATACTCTCCAGCTGTATTCCACTCGGCAGCATAAACACCCCCGAGCGTTCTTGTTTGCTCTCCGATGTACCGCTGTCGCTTTTCGCAAAACCGATGAATAAACGCCTCTTCGCCATTGGCCAGCTTAACCGGCCCTATCTGCCATTTGTGATTGCTCATCGCAACTCTCCTGTAAAAACCCGCAACGGTGCAAGGTTGGTAGCCGTTTGCCACAAGTGGCGAAAGATGCACCGCGCGGGAATGTTTGTGTTCTGTCCGGCTACCAACCAGACGATGCCATCATAGCACCATTGCCCCGATAACGCAAGAGCAAAAATTTTACACGGCAAAAAGTTGAGTTTGCTCGGGATCTTCCTTGCGGGAAGTGTACCGCCAGATTTCAGACTGTGTTGGGATCGGTCGTTTCCTAGCCCATCGTTCAAGACCTGCGGTTTGAGTTCTTGTTCCGCGAGCCCAGCCAGTCCCGTCGCAAGACTCGATTCCAAGACCTTCTAAATACTCGAGTTTCGATGGACTGTTGCACCTTAGCAAATGCACTCGATTGAACTCACCTGCCCACGTTTCGACGGTTGACCACTTCCACTGATCAGTCCCTCCGATGCAAATTACCACTGGAGACGGACGCAAAGCTTTGACCATCTCAGCCGTCATGCCGTCTTGAACGGCAATTGCTGGCAAAATCTCGGCATCAATAACACGTTGAACGTATTTCTCAAACCGTATAAGCGTTTCTTCTCCATTTCCAGGAACATCGGGCACAATCGCCCATCTAGGTCGCTGCACCGATGGAGCCGCCCATCGAATCAAAGCATTCCATTCCTGCTCTTTCTTGTTCCACATTTCAAAATCAAAAACATTGGTGTTTCTTTCCCAGCAAGAAAATGCGCCATTATCCAATGCGAAAGGAAACCAAGGCCACGGCCCACGTTGAGCACCAGGACTGTAAAGATGCCCGATTCTTCCAGTCTCTCTTGCTAAACAATGCCAAAACCATCCAGTCGAATTTGCTGGCATAACTATCATTTTTCAAAACCTCACTTACAAGTCTTCCTGTATCAAACAACACAAAACGCAAACTATCACTATTGCCCCGATAACGCAAGAGGAGTCGGTTGATTATCGGCCAGTGGCACCCGCAACCAGCAACCACCATATGCCGCGCGGTTTTCGACACAGCAGGGTGGTAACGTTTCCACTTCGGCTCCAGAAAAAGCGCCAACATATACCAGACATCGACCAGGACGCGTCAATCAGGTGTATAGCCAGCCAGTATTAGCCTGACTGATAGAGCGAGTTAATAGGCACACAACACAGCGGGGGGGCACACCAGCAGGGACAAGCATATATGATGCCCCGCTTAAACCACCCAAAAGAGGGGGTGTGTCATTACTGAACAAACATTGACCCGACAACGCAATCGAAAATAGGCATGCAATAGAAGGGGGTATACGGTGCCACATCCCCGCGACGGGGTGGGGTCTGGATCGTTTTCCGGTGCGGTGTGGGTCTTCGTCGTCGTTCGTCGCTTCCGTCGTCCGCCTCGCGTCGTCGCTCATCGCGTCACGTTTCAAGCTCGCGAGTCGTGACAAATAGCGTCGGAAGTCTTGAGCGCTCAAAAACATTGAGAAAACACCACAAAAAACACCGCGTCAGACCGTGCCACGTGGCCTATACCTGTCCCGTCCTGCCGATTTGGCAATCAGTCACGCATCTCGGCGAGTAGTCCGCGGATCTCATCGATTGCCAGCCGTTCGCGCCTGACCATCTCCCGCTCGTCTTCCACCGAGGCGGAAGCCTTCGCAGCCACATCGACAAATTTGGAATATGCGCGGATCGAAGTCTCCAACCATCCAAGCGCCGACCAACTCGGTGCTGGTTGGAGCGCTCGTGACAGGTCTACGATCGTCAACCCATCGACCGTTCTGGTGACGCTAAGTCGGTTCGCTTGGCACCATTGGATTTCCTGCGCAAGTGCAGCGTTTGGCGGCAGTGTTGGCCAGTCCGCCGGGATCGCGTCGAGACCGACCACTCCGGCGTCCTGATTGCGCGCCCGCGCCTGCGACTCGTCGACCGATTGGACAGGCTCGGCGTGGTGCTCGCCGCTAACGGCGTCGCCCCCCACCTGTTCTTCCCGTCGTTCTTCCATCGGTGTTTCGTGTTCCATCGCCGGTTGTGCCGCTTCGATCGCTGCCTTTGCGGCTTCGATCTCCGCTTGTGTCAGTGGTGGGTAGAGCGTTTCCAGTTGGCGGTACGTCGTCTCTTGCGCCTCGTGCTTGGATAGCCCGATGCTTCGAGCCTCCTTCATCAGCCTATCGCGGTCGGCCATGGCTTGGAGCCATCGCCCTTCCGCTCTGAGTCGCGTCATCACTTGCGACTTGATCGCATCGAGGTCGCTTCCGCTGTCGTTTTCCGCCATCGTTCGCTCGTTTCTGTGTCAGGTCAGCGCATAAGGATTCCGGGGATATCCGCTGGTTATTTTTCAACGCCGCAACCGGGATCGCTCCCCCGAACAGCCTATCGGCAGCCCCTCGCGTTTATTCGGCAGTGTAGGCTTCCGCCTGCTTACCGAAAGATTGGTCTAGCTCCGGCTAGTCCCCTCGGCTGCCCCTCGATCTGTGCTCTCGCCTTGGATGCTCGGTGGGGCGGCAAACCGTCTTGATTTCCCACACATTACCGACCGATCCGACCCCCGTCAAGAAATTCCGAAATATTTTGCTATTTGGGGTTGATCCAACTTGACGATACTCCCCCCATGGTATACCATCCCCATGGGGACAACTTCGTCCCGCAGTAGTGAGACACTGTTTTTTCTAGGAGATTTTTAAGATGATCGCGATCCAGACCAAGTTTTTGCCAGTTACCAACTCCCGAGGGTCCCGCATCAAAGCGTGGACATCTACAGGTTTTTCGGTGACGATTTCTTACCCGCACGAAGAGAGTTTTGAACTTTCCCATTTCAAGGCGGTCGAGGCTCTTGTGACTAAATACCAACTGGACTGGGATCTGTCCGGCATGCGATGGGGTGGAACCAAGACCGGCTACGTCTTTTGTTTTGCGGACTCCATCGTAAAGACTGCACCCAAGAAGCCTGAGTACCAGCCAAAGACCGGCGCTAAGTGTGGCTGTCGTCCAGGTCAGCAACGTGACAACTGCCCAAGATGCGAGGGCACCGGCGAGGTTATCGATTTTGCGGCTATTCGTGCCCGTTCTTAGGCTCGGGGGGGTTAGGCCGAGTGCGGAGGGGTTGGCCCCTCGTCCCCGCTGTCGCGTGACAGCAAACAGTAGTGAGACACTGATTTTAGGAGATTTTGAGGATGACCACCCAGAGCGCAAGCTTCCCAGCCTGTTTTGATCGGTTCGTATGCGTCGGCGATAGGCTTACATTTCGGCACGGTGATTTTGTTTTCGACGCAACAATCCGCCACGACGAAGACCGAAACATTGACGACGACGACTGCCACAACACCGACCAAAACGTCACCGGATGCGACGACGAGCAACAGAAGAAGCTATTAGAGGCCCGTGCCGCATGGTCGCGGGACGAATGGTTCTATTGTGGCGTTGTGCTATCTGTCAGCCACAAATGCGGCGCTCGATGGGGGCACATAGAAAGCTTGTGGGGAATTGAAGCCAACTACCCCGATTCGGATAACAGTTATTTGACCGAGGTAGCTAACGAGATGCTGCCGCAAGCCGTCGCAAAGATTGGGGAGTTGATCGAGGATTTGAAAAACTCGATTTCTGAATTGACTTAGGCAGAGTGGGGTTAGGCTCTGTGCGGCGCCTTCGGGCGCGTCCCCTCGTCGGCACTGTGTCGGCGAACAATACCGCAGGCGTGAGACCCTGCCAAGCTTTCAGGAGAATTGACGATGAATGGCGTATACGAAACGCGATTGACCAAAACCGATGCAGGCTACCAAACAAGCCTTGTGCGAGTCGGCGAAACGGCAGCCCATTACGGATCGGTCAAGCTCGGCGGAACCGACGATTCTAAGAGATTCGGCGAAAGCCACCTCCGGTCGTGGTTTGCCGATAAACTCGACCAAGAGGAAATGGTCGTAGTTTTGCTTGGAACACAGAACAATGTCATAAATATCATTCGCTCGACCCGTGGAACCCTCAACGCGTCGCTAGTCCACCCCCGAGAGGTCTTTCGTGCTGCAGTACAGCAGGCGGCTGCGGCGGTTGTTTTGGCACACAATCACCCATCGGGAGACTCAACCCCGAGCCAAGAGGATCTAGCTGTAACCGACCGACTTAAGAAAGCTGGCGAAATCGTCGGCATCCAAGTGCTTGATCACTTGGTTATCGGGGATAAGGTTGTGTCTATAGTTGAGCACCAAATGGAGCGTTCTTGGCGATAGCGTCCTGTTCTCCCGCAAGTCTCGGCACACTTGCGGCAAAGTCTCACGAGTGCCGGCGCGGTTGGCCGATGCGTTATTCGGCTGTTTTTTTCACACTTTTTCAATGGAGACTAGAACGATGAATGACTACGCAACACGATACCACCGCGATGGCTCTGTAACTGTCTGGGATGTGTACCAGCAGCAATGGGTACGGACTACCAGGCCCGAAGACAGGGTGCTAGCATCCCTTGGCACCGATGAAAGAGATCGCGTAATTGCTCACTGCGGGATCGAGGATTAAGCAGGTCTTGGCTTCACACTTTTTTCAATGGAGATAGAACGATGGCACGATTTAAACTAGATACCGGAAACAGCGGAGACGATGAAATTCTCGAAGGTGAAACGAGGGCGGACGTTCTCCAGGATGTTCTGAATCATCACGGCATCGACGAGCTGCCCGAGGGCTGGACGCTGGAAGAAATAGAGCCTAAAAATAGACACGCGGTCGCCACCCATTGGACGACCACCGACGGCTTAGCGATCTACGACCTAGACCCTCTATCGGCTGAAATGTGGGCTTTAGCAGGCCCCGCAGGACACGACCCGAAGACCATCGACACCGACGATTTACCCGAGGGTTTTCGCTGGGTGGAAGGCGACGAGTGGGAGGAGTTGGGTAAACTGCGCAAGTTCAATCACCGCACCACTAAGCTGGGTTTCGAGTTGGTCGACCTGCCCCTGCCTGTTGGCGTGGAAACCGAGGTGTTTTTGACCGAGGGATGCTACGTCACTGGGTGCGGCAAACTCTATGGCGTTCACGATTCCCCTTGGCACGCTTTCCAGCCCGACGCTGACGCTAGGGCTCTGGGTACGCTTGGCGCTAGCTCGCTTCCGTCATGCCTTCAAGAGTTGGCAGTGCGAAACAGCGAACGACTTGGCGCTGCTATCCAATGCCAATGGGAAGCTACGGAGGGTACTGGAAACGTCGTCGCCGCAACATGGAAACACGCCTGCGACTGGTTGGCATCCGAGATCACGCTAGAGGAACAGGCCGCTGGCGCTTGGGGTTGGATCGAAAGCCCCAACGACGACGAGGGGCGTTTCTACGTGGCTAAGGAAAACATGGATTAGTGCCGTTTCGGACACGAGGTCACTAGCTTGCTAGTGGCCGAATGCCCGCAACGTCGCGGAAACCATGCACCAACGAGAACAGGAGACTTGGAATTGCTCAAAGTCACACCAGCAGGCGACAACGCCAAACTAGGCACAGGAGTAGGCACAACCTACCGACCCGTGGGGCTGACATGCCCGAACACCTGCCCGCTACTGGGAAACGGATGCTACGCGCAACGTGGTCACGTAGCAATCCACGCAGCTAGATCGAAGAATGACAACCACGACCTGATGCGATTGGCGGGGAATACGCTTGTCCGCCACCTAGTCTCGGGAGATTGGTTCAAACCAGCTAAGAACGGTCGAAAGATCCTTGACCGCGTATTCGTTCGCGCTGTCATCGCATTGCACAAAAAGTGCCCTTGGCTCACGGGTTGGGGATACACTCACGCGGCGACCGCATGGCAGGCAGCAGGCATCACGCCGGCAGACCTGCCAAGCAATCTGCACATCCTCGCATCCTGCGACACAGCAAAGCAAAAGGCAGAGCACAACGCCAACGGATGGAGAACAGCCCGAGTTATCGACGAGCTGGCAGATAGGCAACCAGACGAATTTGTGTGCCCAGTGGATGCCGCCAAGCGCAAAGGCATACCAACAGAGCGCCGAACCAATTGCGCAAGGTGCAAGGCTTGTTTTGCCACCAATCGCAACATTGCTTTTTTGAAGTTTTAACCAAGGAGATTTGACCGATGAGCGAGCGTTTACAGAGGGAGTACGGGGCGAGATGGGGTGCCAAGAGATTTTACGGCGCAAACCATCTTGTATGCGACCTGAAAAAAGGGGAGTTTTTTTGCTTCCCCAACAGTCCGCATATTTTCGTTTATTGCGGGAGAGGTTGGTACAAATCAACCGCTTTCCCGAATCCCGGAAAAACATACAGAACGGGCACGTTTACGGCATGCTTCCCGCAGTCGGCAACATCACAGGATCACAACAACACGCAAGGATATTCAACCAGTGACGAGAAACTACCTGAACCAGCTTGCTAAGCTTCAAAAGAAGCACGGCAGGCATTTTCCAAACTTGGCGCAAGCGAAGAAGTTTGACCGCTTAAACCGCCCCGTTGTAAATTCAAAAGCGAATCAATCGACATGATACGTTTCGCGCCTGAGGGGGCTCGCCCGAACCCCCAACGGCCTGCAACGTCGCAGGAACACAATTACACAGGAGAACAGAACGATGGCTAAACACTCCCCCGGCCCGTGGTCGATCCATGGCGACAATAAAACACTAATCGGCGACAAATCCGGAAAGATGATGGTCGCAGATGTCCTGCACAAGCACATCTGCCCGCAGTGGAACCGACCACTGGAAGAGGCACAAGCCAACGCGAGATTGATCGCGGCAGCACCTGACTTGCTAGCAACCCTTTTGCGTTGCATCACGGATGATAACGCATCTAGCATGGACGCAGGCAAGCCAGAATACTCCAAAAGGCGACTAAAGCATATTAACGAGATCGCACGCGAAGCGATTCACAAGGTATTGGACAACTAATCTTTTTTCACATTACAGGAGAACAGAACGATGGCAGATCGATTTTACGGCACGGTTTATCTGGGTGGGAGACTAACTCAAAAGCAGTTCAAGAAGTGCGCAGAACTGCTAGAGGATTGCTTAGAGTCTGGCGACGAGTTAAACGATGACGGTTCGGCAGCATTCTCCGAATGCACTGGCAGCGACTTCCGTGGCATCGTTGATTACTGCACATCCAACGGTATCGCCTTGTCCTTGCATTGGGACGCTAAATGGGAGCAAGAGGCAAACGTAGAATACTGGGTGGATGGCGAATACAAGCAGTTTTTCGCGGCTGGTGATGGAGACATTGCCGTTAGGCTGGCTGAATTGAAAGAGCACCCCGATATGACCATTGCCGAGTTTATCGCCAAGATGCAGATTCCCGAGTTCCCAACCTTTGAAATTGCTGACTGATACGCGTCGGCGACTCGAACGCGAGGGGATTGCCCGATCCCTAAGCGCCCGAGCCCCTGGCAGTCAGGATCGGTCTTACACTTGCAAACAGGAGATTTGCGCAATGTCCGAACAGTCGATTACACTGAAAACCGTCACGGCACCGCCGTTTAAGGATTGCAACTCGATGCTTACGCCGCGTCTGCAATTGGTTGTGCGGTACACGAAAGGCGGAACCAGCATTATGACGGGAGCCGAGTTTGCCCGAGGGTATGAGATCAGTATCCAGTACGACCGCCTGAGCAACGACGGATTCCGCCAGTTCTTGATTGATGGCAGAGGTAATCCGACCGAAACACTGGAGCAAGCCTCAAGATTCTCCGATAAAACGCTCGATAGGCTGGTAGGCGAGATCCGTAGCGGGAAGCATGACGCAACCATCGAACACTTGTACGCATTGGCAAGAGCGCGAAGACCGGAACACAACTGGCCCGAAGCAATCTTGCCACTGGAACCCGAGAAGAAGCCCTGCACGGCTCTGATCGTCGTTTAACACAGTAACAACAGGAGGCTTTGACGATGAAAATTGCAATTTATTGGAGTCACGCGAGAAAGCGCTGGTACGAACGCATCGACGGTGTTTCGGCACCGCTTAGGTATTCGATATACCTTCCAACCAATCCAACCTACAAGCAGATTGAGGATGCTCTGATCGAGCTGGCAAGCTGCTACGGGGAGGATTTGCAACCGGGAGATGTTGACATCGATTTGTCCGACGATATGTCGGCAACTTGGGAAAGGACGGTGATTTGTGCTTAGTTCAAGCGACCTTGAAGGATGGCGAGCAGAAGTAACCAGCACGCTCAAAGCGGCTGAGCATTACGCTGAAAAAGCGATGGACGCCAAAGAGTGGGATAACGTTGTCTTTATGCTGCGTCGAGCGCATGAAAAGGCGCTGCGAATCCAAGACAGGCTGGAAGTGTCGGCAAAAAATGCCGATATTGACACCAAATAGTTTTTTTCATTACAAGGAGGGAGAGATCATGGCAAAATGGATGTTGCTGATTATCGTTGGCTTGTGCGGTTGTGCAGGTCAACGAACCAGAGTTACATTTACGCGGGTTCAAGGTGAACCGGCAATTAGTATTGAATTTGAAGACGCAAAGGAGATTTGCAATGCGAATAGGTAGCAGAGTCGCGATTATGCGAATGCAAGAGGACGGTACATGGAAAAGATGCAGTCAGAAGCCCGAGGGCACGGTGATTGCCTTGGAGGTCGACGATTGCGACGGGCACATACGATACGACTTTGCCACAATCCGCTGGGACGACGGCAGGGTGGAAAGGATCAGGACAGAAGGCGAGGATGAAATCGGAACGTGGGATCTTGAAGATGTCACGCCGGAACTGTACGCCAACTTGTATCTTTGGGATCGAGTATTCGGAGGACATGAAGAGGGTGGTTGGTGGTACGACGCTTACACGCCTGCTGACGGCGACTGGGTGGAGGAACCACCAAAACACGGCTTGTTCGCTACTGCGATTGAAGCCGAGAACGCCGCTAAGGCATTGCGTAAATGGTGCGACGAAGAAAACCAGTCGCGTCGATCACCAAGTTCTGTTATTTCCGAGGGGCACTTTGTTGTCAGGGTGGAAGCTTGGCCCGCAGAGCCTTATCCAACCCGCAAGCCCCACTACTGCTAATTCAAGCTGACACTGTGTCGGCATTGCTTGTTGTTTGTTTTTACAGGAGATTTGATTGTGAAAGTTACGATTGAAAACGGCGAATTGGTTATCCGCATTCCCGTGGAAAGCCCACCACGACTAAGCAGCAGCGGCAAAACGCTGATTGTGGCTACCAGTAGCGGCAATAAGGCGACGACGGCTACGGTCGACGGTAAGCCCGTTATTGTCGGACTCAATGCCTACATCGCAAAGTAGGCTTGGTAAAATGTATTCAAGCCGTGTGCTGACTGTGGCGCACGGCTTTTTTGGAGTCAACACATAGGGCGATACCATGGGAACCAAAACGAAAAACGTAATCTATGTCCGCTGGCTCATTCGCAAGGAGATGCCTGCGATCAACGAGATAAACATTGAAGCGAGTTACCAACTGCTTGAAGAAGACATGACGAAGATGCTCAGGCAGCGAAACGTAGTTGGTATGGTTGTCGAACTGGACGAGGTTGTGGCTGGATACATGATCTACGCATTGGAAAAGGGCTCGATTGACCTTTACCATCTTGTGGTAGATCCAGTGTTCCACGGGCAAGGCTTGGGAACCGCGCTCATCGAGACGCTGAAAACCAGACTTGGTACGTCTCAAGGCAGGACGGCTATCTACACGACCGTCAGCGAATACGACGTTCAGGCTCAGGTGTTCTTTCGTTCCGTCAAGTTCTTTTGTGTCGATACTATTCGCAATTGGGACGAGAACGGGGACGGGTATTTATTTGAGTATGCTCAATATGATTGACATACGAGAGCTGCTTTACCTCGGCGTTGTCGAGGTCAGCGTAGGGTTTGTTCTTTACTTGATTATGAGAGGTGAATAGATGAACAAAGATGAATTCGTTGCTCTGTTCAAGCAGCAACCGTACGAGGTGCAAGAGGCTTGCGTGATGGCTTTCGAGTTGCCACCGCCTCAAGCGTTGACGTTTAGTATGGTTTCGGCTGACATGAGGATAAGTCCATTTCAGCCAACCATTGTTGGTGCTAGCTACCATGCGACGATCGCGGAAGTAAATGACGCAGTTGCGCAAGGTCTCAACCTGCTTCCGATGTACTCGCAAGAATCGAAGGAGGTTAATGATGAACGGTAATGATTCGGCTTATCCGAGCAATTTTGCTCCCGAGCGATACAATCCTGAATTCGGCCTTACCAAACGCGAGTTGTTCGCAGCGAGGGCGATGCAGGGGCTATTGGCGAATCCTGGAATGGCTAGCGACATAAACCGAGGTCGAGTCGCGCAGATGGCGATTGACCAAGCAGATCAATTGGTTCACTATCTTACCATTGCGCAAGAGTTCGAGTCGCAAGGTAGCGGCACCATTGCCGAAGGTCTCAACCTGCTTCCGATGTACTCACGCGAATTGGACGAGGGGCTGAGCAATGAGTAATTCAGACATTCACGAATTTCGGAAAGTCTTGGCTGATTCAATAAAGGCGTTGAGGGTCAAAGCTGGATTGACTCAAGTTGAGTTATCAAATCGATTAGGCGTTTCTGTTGTGCATATAAGCACACTTGAGAACGGTCACGCATTGCCATCGATCGAGTTACTGCGGGCCTACAATTCAATTTTCGGAGCCGATCCGTATTGCACCACAAACCAAAGGGTAAGGCAATGAAGAAGGCGAAAGATAAACTTGATTGGGTTGACTACCTTGAAATGTTCGCGGCAATGACTCCGTTCATTGCGGTGGGTTGTGCGATCTGTACGATGGCGTCCCTGGATCCAATACCCGAACCACCACTAAGGGAACTTCGCGAGTCGATTGACGAGGTTGAGCCACTCGGCGAGAGGTCGTCGGCATGGTCGAGGGTAAGGGCTGAGTTTGTTGCTGAGCACCCCGACTGCGAAGCCTGCGGGAGTCGCGAGAAGCTAAACGTGCATCACATCCAACCGTTCCATATCCATCCCGAGTTGGAGTTGGAGCCAAGCAATCTGATCACGCTATGCTTTGAGCATCACTTTAAGATCGGGCATGATCCCGACGGCCCGTGGCGACCGAAGAAGCCCAAGTGGACAGCATGGAACCCTGCGGTGAGAAAGCACGCAGAGCAGATGCGGTCAAAGGTGCGATAGATGAAACGGTTGATTTGTGGTATGGTGTCCCGCGCTTTGTTCCTTGTTGGCTTTGTTGGCATCGGGTCGGGTTTTTTCCTAATCCTGCATGACCAACGCTTAGTCAGGAACCAACCGAGACAAGTGTACTCGTGGCTACTGATAGGCGGCATTGTTTGCTTTGTCGCTGGTTCGGAAACCAAGGGTCGGCAAGAATAGTTATTGGCAATGGAAGATCGCCAGCAGGTCTACCGTTGCTTGTTTCAAGTTGCTGGAGGAGATTTGGACGATGAGTGTGGAACAACGATTTGAAAGGCTGATGGAAGTGGAGCACCTCGTAAACGCCTTGAGCGTTTGTGTGACTAGGCTCAGGAGTGAAGCGCAAAAGCAAGTAGCGGCTATCCGAGAGTCAATCGCTGACGGCGAGCGACGAAAGGCGGCATCCACCTGGGACGGTAAGCAGCCCGACTTGTGGCTCAAGAACGGAAGGCTGTGGCGTAAACCCACCGAAGCAGATATCGGAAAGGCGGTGAGGGTTGGGCATTTTGGTGCCGATCCTGCCGACATGGACGCGGTAAAGCTTGTTGGCTTCCACCAGGAAGCTGGACAGCACGAAGGTTTTATTTGCGAGGGATCCAAAGGGAATAGGGTGCTCTGGCCGCTCTCTTGGATCGAGTTCGAGCCTGATGAAGATCCTGGCGAAAGCGGAAAAACGCACATCAGCGTCCAGATCGAGGGAAATATTCAGGTCGATGAGGCTGGCTGGCTGGCTACTGTTTCTGATGATGTCTTCCAAGGGATTGCGGGTGGTTGGTTTGGCACCCAGGAAAAACCATTTGACCCGATCAATGATCCAGCCCCGATCTATCGCAAAGGTCAATGTAGGCTGATGTCAGAAGAAGAAACCATCGAACCTGGAGATTTCTTTTGGAGAAACGCCGATCAATCGCGTAGTCTCGCCAACTTCACCATCGGAATGAAGGTCAAGAATGCGGTGGCAAGAGGCAGAGGGTACAACGAATTGTGGGTGTTTTATCGACCGATTGAAGCGACTCAAAGCGACAAACCCAAAGAAGCCTCCATGACTGTCGATGCGTACCAAAAGCTTGTTCAATCTGACAGCGATTTCGCTTGGACGGTGTTTTGCAATCTTGCGGTGATGGCTCAGGACGCGGGCGCACCGCACAAGGAGTCTTACGAACGGGCTGCCGATCTTATGCGCAACTGGTTCGGTGTTGATGTTCGTAAGTTTGTTCAGTGGGTCGAGCCCGAAGCAACAACAGAGGATTCGTCAATCGCTGGATCGGATTACCGCGATGCAACGCCTGAAGACATTGCTGAAATCATTCGAAGTGGCGAGCCTATGGAAGCTTTGTTTCGCGATGCAGATGATCACGACTGGGAGGAGGGTAAACTTCTCGGCTGGCGATTCCACCGTAAGTGGGGTTGTGCGTGGCTAGACGGTTTTGGGCCTTGGAGATATTGCCTAGTACGCAAAATTCCAAAGCCCTAGCCAAAAACACTTCAACTTGCGTTGTCTCAACCCCCGCAACCGCTGACACTTTTCCTGGTGCCAGCGGTTTTTTCGTTTAGCCAATCCTGCTAATTACCATCCTGCCGACCAATTCCGCGACCTGTGGAACTACTGCGTTTCCGAGTCCCTTAAGTCTGTCCACCCTAGAGGGAACCCCATGAGCCACTCGACCCACATCGGGTTCAACTGCCCACCAGCTTTCATAGCTAGCGTCTCTGAATTGCGGTTTAATTCCGATGGGCTCTTGCCGTTGTCCTTGTGCATCCTTGATGTTGGTGTAGGCAGCATTTTCACCGCATCGTTTATCGTCATTTGCCGTTGAGCCCCGCTTGGCCTGTGCTTCGCTGCGGGGTCTTTTGCTGGCCCTCGATTTCCGCAATTGGCATCGGGTGTCGGAAACATTGCAACAAACTGAGTCAGACCCTTTTGGCACAATCTGCCAGTCTCGTTGTCGTAAAGCCTCTGGTTGAAATGTTCCGGCGTTTGTCCATTCTTGTCCACCAATCGATCCGCTTTCATGCCTGGCTCGTTTGCAGCTGGCGTAGGCAAGAATGAACACCCTGTCCCTGATATGCGGTGCGCCAACGTAGGCAGCCGGTATGCAATGCCATTCAGCATCATACCCGACCTCGGCCAGCGTCCCGAGAACTCTATCCAACCCCCTAGTAAGCAACGCTGCCACGTTCTCCAAGACAACTGCTCTCGGTTGCAATTCTCGAACCAAGCGAATGGCCTCAAAGAACAATCCGCTTCGCTCTCCGTCAAGACCTGCCCCGAGTCCGGCGTAGGAAATATCTTGGCATGGAAAGCCACCGGCGATGATGTCAACTCGCTCAAGGTTTCTGGCTGAACACTCTCGGATATCTCTTTCGCGATGGACTTTCGGCCAGTGCTTCGCGAGGACTTTTTGGGCATAATCGTCTATCTCCACCTGCCATTTGCATTCCATACCGCAACGCTCAAAGCCAAGATCAATACCGCCGATCCCAGCAAATAGACTTCCAAAGGTCAGCTTTTGCATAGTTGCTTTAGTCCTAAGCCCCAGCCTTTCGCTCTGCCGACTTCCGCCTTTGCGCAAATCGAAGCAGGTCAGCAGGCTGAACCCTCCACATTGATCGCTGGGCACCATCGGGTCGCACATCGATCGCTTCAAGCTCGCCGCTATCAATCCACGTTTGCACCGTCCTGCGGTTTACCCGCATCCTGGACGCAACCTCTTCCACTTTCAAGAGTTCTGGTTTCATGTACGCAACAACCTCCTCTAATTCGATTCTCCTGGGCGCTCTCGGGCTCGTAAGATCCAAGTATGCCTCAAGATCCCAGTCCCACAACCGCTTTTCAGCCATCAATGCCAATTGCCGTGCTTCCGGCCACGCGCTAGCAGATCCAAGATGCTCGTGGCAGTTGCGGCAAACGACAAGCAAACAGAACAGTTTATCAAGGCTTTTCTGTCGATGAACACCCCGAGATATTTCATGGACATCGAGGATGTAGTCGGATCCGCAAACCTCGCACTTGCCCACCGACTGGCGCAAGCTATCCCGTAGTGGCTTGCACTCAAGATAGCGTTTGCGCGTTTTGTCGCTCATTCGTCTCATGGCTTGCCTTAGAATGGAGCGTCGTCGTCAACCGACTTTTGGGGTTGGCTAGACGATTGATTCGAAGGCTTACCGCCTCCGCCTTGCTGCTTCGGAGTGAAGGACAGGCTCATGAACTTGCCACGTTTCCCAGTTTTGACCCAAGCTGAGATCCACATCGGCTTGCCATCGATCATGGCATCTCCTTTGTAGTCAGGATGCTTGTCGCTCTCCTTGCGATCGTTCTTGAACAACGTTCCATTGTTGTCTTTTTGTTGATATTCGTTCGACACGCTTACTTCTCCATCGAGCTTTTAGTCTTTACTTGGTGGCACTGCTCGCATAGCACTACCAAGCCGTCTGCTTCACAGAACAAACGCTGTACGAATCCTGGAATATCCTCGAATGATCTCAGCGAACCCGCAGGGACGATGTGATCGACTTCCACTTGCTTTCGCGGGAACCATCCCGAGCAAGCAGAGCACTGGTGTTCAAACTTGAGTCGCTTGTTATCGCTCTGGCTGACTCTCTTGCAGGCGTTCAAAACATGCCTGCTGATCGGAGCCCACTTGCGACTCGCCAGCCGCAGGTTCGCCCGCAGGAACCTCCAGAACTCGGCTTCCGTCATTTCCCCGCCCGCTCTGGTTCGCGGCACTTTCGGGCTCTTCGGTTTTTTCTTCATCGTTGTGTTTTTTCTTGTTATTGTCATCTTCAAATCGGTCAGACCTATTGCGCTCAAGCATCATCGCTTCCGCAATTGCGTAAGCATCGATCGCTAGATCTTCCGCATACGAGAATCCGGTGTCTCGTAATTCACCCCATCCTCTTTGCGTGGCTTCTCCAGCCAAGCTTAAAATCGGCTGACTTAAACCGCTTTTTGTAAAAAGCGCATGGATGCGTATCATGGATTGCATTGCCGCCATGGCAAACCTGTCTCGCATTTCCCTTCGTTCTTGTTTCGATTCTAGACTCATTCTCTATCTCCTGTTAAAGCAACTCAACCAAATCCAGCCACAGACCACCCGCAGCTAGCAACTCTCGCATATCCTTGTAAGGCTTTGGAATGAGCACCCAAGAGACACCCAACTCCGCAGCGACCTTCTTTGCGCCAAATAACCCAGGCCAGCAGTAGGCACAGCCGCGGCAGTTTGGAGTACAGCTAGCCACTCGCCCGCGTCTCTCTGGCGCTTCGTCTCTCTCGCCAACTACAATCACCTTCTTGTCGGGGCAGCACGCCTTTATCATTCGTTTGATGTGCTCTCCACCGTGTGTGTTCGTCCCTCTCCCGATAGCCGCCAAGCCTGCCGATTCGCACGCGGCAACGTCAGATCCCCCCTCGACGATCCAAAGCGGCCCGCGACGGCTAAACCATTCTGGTGAGTAAAACAAGCCGACAGCCCCCCCTTCGTTGGTTCTTTTAGATTTGTCAGCGTACCTTCGAACGTAGCCAATGCACCTCCCATTGTGATCGCGACTCGGCCAACTCGAAAACTCGGCACCGTTCCACTCGTCCCAGCCAATGCCAACGCGAAGCGATTCAAGCGACTCGACACTTACCGACAACAGTTCGGCAACTTCGCATCGCTTGTCATGTGCTTTATCATCCTCGAACATCGCTCGGCATTCCTTTGTCCAGTCGGGTTTTTTCTCGACTGTCTTGGTCAATGTCACTGGCGGAAGCGGGTTGGACAGCACGTGGAGCCATCCCATAATACCGTCTTTGCTAGAGCTGGTCTTTTCTGACTCTACCCTCATGCACCTGACAGCTTTTCCGTCGACCGTCCTGGTGCAGTAATCGGGCTTGCCGCACACTGGGCAAGGCTCTCGCTTTGACACTCGCTTCCATTCGCTAGCCATGTCTATCGCTTTCTTTTCTGCCTTCGAGTTTCCGCTGCGTCCATTGCCTTGCCTCGAAAGTGCTCCTGCTTTCTCTTGCAATTGTCGATGTGTACGGTTTCCCCGCCAACATCGTAATAACGCCCCTCGATCTTATGGAGCCAAACGTCGGCATGGCAGAACTTGCATGTCCTGGTTTCGCCGTTGGCTTTCAATGCGCTGAAATGGGGATCCATGGTTTAACTCACTCTGTAAGGGTTTCTACTCGTAGAATTGTCACCAACTGTAAAACCGTAGGTTGCTCGAACCTTTACTTTTTGGTCTGGGTGCTCTCTTGGTATTGGCTTGAAAACCAAATCGCCCACTTCAAATGTAGCAGGGACTCTGAACGTTAAGCCGTGCTTTCCCGCTTCAATGTACGCAAGCCTTAATGCTTGCCTGAAGTTTTGATTGCTACTTCCAGCCATGCGAAGGGCTTGGATCATAATCTCCTTGCATGTCGGCTTTTTCGTTTTTGGCTGAGCACTTCGGTTTACCTCCCGCATCTCGCCAGCAACAAACTCCAATCCCTGCGACTTGATCTCTCTTGGAGTCGGCTCATACCCGCATTGCTTGCACTTGCCGCCACGGTAGATCGCTCCGCAACTTGGGCACTCGACGGTAGCCCTGGCTTCGTGCGTCTTGGCTGGACGGTCGCCCCATTCCAGCGTCCAGTCGATGTCGTCTTCGAAGAATCCGTGCTTTCGAATGTTGTCGGCATGGTCGAGCACAATGCAGTCGGACACTTCGGGATGAACTCGGGATCCTCTACCGACCATCTGGCGATATCGAACAACACTGCCGATTGCGGTGCAGAGCTGGACGCACCCAACCCTTGGGATATCCGTCCCTCGCTCGATCACCCCGACATTGCAAATATACTGGATGTAACCTTTGTTTAAGTGCGAAAATAGCCGTTGGCGTTCTTCGTCCTCAGTCTCCCCGTCCACGTAGTAGGCATCAACACCGTTTTGTCGAAGCAGCTCCATCGCCTCTTGTGCCTGCGATCGCCTGGGGAAGAACCCGACCGTAGCTCTGCCCTCGGCTAGCCTCTTCCAATCCCGCACCAGATCTCCTGCAAGCCCCTCCATAGCCTTTGCAACGCTGTCCTCGGTGTATTCGTCGCCTTTCTTTACGAGTACGTCTAGCTTGCCTTTGGTGGCTTGGAAGTACCTAAACGACGACAGGAACCCATTGTCGATGAGCCAGGACGGGGACGGCCCGTTGACGATCTTTGAGAATATCTTGTTCAGTTCCTTGTGCTGAGGTGTGGCAGACAGCCCTAGCACAAACGGCTCAGCCAGCCCTAACTCTTGCCGCTTCGCGTTGTGCGCCAATAGGAACGACCTGAACTTCTGCACCTGCGCATGAATCTCATCGAACACCAGAAAATCGTATGTGTGATCGGTGGCGTACTTTTCCTTGTCAACGTACCAACTTAACTTGGTGTCGATCGAGGCGACTTGCAATTTTCTCCCAGGAGATGTGTCGCAACCCGACATGATCAATCCATGCTGTAACACAGGATGCTCATTGAACGAATCGCTGGCGTTCTGAACAAGACCACGGCGGTGAACCATAAAGGCGGCTCGCCCAGACTCGTTCTCTCGCTTCGGTCGATTCAAGTAAGCACCCAGGATGTGCTTGGCGGTTATCGTCTTGCCAGCACCAGGAGGCATGCAAGCGATTACGCTCTTGTGCGTTGCAAGTTCCTTTCGCAGTTCGGCAACGAGCGTTTCTTGGTACGGTCGTAATGTTGGGATCTCAATCATTTTATCGTCAACGCTTTTGATGTTTGTTACTACCCAATTGTAGAGCCCGAGTTTTTTGGTGGAGGCTCAAAGATCGACAATAATTGCTTGCGCTCTGCGTCGTCCCTTGGAATCGGATCGCCATAAAAGATTCGAGTAACGATCGTTTCTGGAACGTCCTCCGAAGCAACGTCCTCCATTGAACATTTCCACTTGTCTAGCCCTTCCAGGACTCTCATGAGACCCCTGAACTCTTTTGCTCGGCAAACGCACTGAACATCCATAAGCATCGACTGAAGCTCACCTCGCAGCTTTTTCACTCGATTTCCAAATTCGATCCAATTTGCCGGAGCCCAATGCTCTTTCTTACGTCTAGCCATAATCAAACTCCAATTAAATGCTAAGAAACTACTCTCATAAACGCCGCCCCGAAGCGGGTTGGCAAAAGGATCGGGCAGGACTGGCTACCTGCAAATCAACTTGTTTACGTTCCGGCGTTTGTGATCCCGTAGAACCCTGCAACGCCATGCGGTAAATCGCATCAATCCGACCCTCTCCGCTGTTTAGAGTGCAAAGTGCCCGAAAGCCTTTCTTTGCTTTGCACTCAAGGCTACCTCGCGGATCTCCTTGCGGTATTCAAAAAAAGATCGGGCAGGATTACTCTGGGCACTCACGCAACGCCACAAGAGCCTTTTCTAGCAACTCGATACATTGTCCGATCTTCCCGCGAACCACCACGTAATTCATCGTCACCGGAAGATGCTCGCCACCTCCGATGCTCAATCGCAAGATTCCTTGGGGATCATCAGGTAGATGGCTGCAATGAACGCCGTTCGACGCTTTCCAAGAGCCAAGCTCTTTTTCGTTCTTTTCTCCAGCCGCAATCACTGACGCTGATGCACTCCTCGCCTTGGCTGCGCGTTCCCTGAGTTCCTGCATAAAAATGTGTTGCGAATCTTCGTGAGTTTGCATGATCTTTTCCGATTGTAAAAGTAAACATTAACCGCCGCCCCGAAGTGGGTTGGCAAGCAGGGACTCCCGATTTGAACGGATTGAACTGGTTTGGATCGGATTTCTCCTAGCTGGTGTCCAGCCAGCCCAGTCCGCAACTCCAAGTTGCCAAATCCCTAATTCGCCGTCTCTCCGGCTGTCACAGTCTCCATGCTTCGCACCCACCGTTCGCTACAGTCAGGCATGGCCCTGGAAACGATCCAAGCAATCGATCTCGTTTCATGGCTTACCAGCTTTCACTGGGATTGCTAGTCATTCAAAAGGATCGGGCAGGAATCGCACCTGCTTACGGCCTCCAGGATGCAATCGTTTACCCCTGATTCTCTGCCGAGTCTCTACGTTTCCGCTTCTCTGGCCGATACCGCTTGTCTCAAATCGTGGTTACGCCACGCCGCCGATCCTGGCAACTTAGGCAGTTGCCGCCTGTTCCGCTTCGCTTTCTTGCACCGGAGGGTGATCGAACGCGGCTTCAAGCAAATCCGTGTAACGCTCGTCCCTTTCCTTCTTGGTCAGCTTGCTCATCGGCCACACGCGCTCTACCATCGCCAGTTTGGCTTGATGCTCGCTAGCCGCAACCACCCACAAGTGAGCCGCATCATCAGGAGATCCGTTCTCTCTAGCCAGCAAAAACACCGGCATGTCGCGTTTTCGGCTGTCCTTCATTGCCGCTAGTTCATTGTTGTGAACAACCGCATCTCGATTTTCTTTGCTCATTCCTCGATAAACCTTTCCAATGAAAACTTTTAACTGTAACTGAAAACTACTTCTTTTTGTTAAGTTGGTCGCGACGACTGTTGTAAGTGCCGCGTACCGCCGCTTTGACTTCCTCCGACTCGTTGCTTAGCAATGGATCGCTAGCCACAACGTTCAGTTTCTCCATTGAATCAGCAGCCAGCATTTGCCTACCCCAAAGATCAATGCGGTGATTGAAGTGGAACGATCGCACTTGGCTTTGGGTCGCCTTTGGCATCTTGCTCATGTAGTCGTTGAGCATCCCCACTTCATCGCATTGACGCAACCCGTCGATCCAGGTTTGCGTATCCTTTGGCAAGCTGTCGTAATCTGGCTCCGCCAGCCTTACAGGCGTTGCAGTCTTGTTACTTGGCTTTGGTGGAGGTGGCTTTGGTTGCTCTTTGGGCGGTGCTGAGCGATCACCAACATTTTCCATGTCGTCGGCTTCATTGTCTGGCTGCCCACGCAAGTGAAACGTACTGAGGTAGAGTGATTTCAGCGCGTAGCTGAGAGCCTTCCCTGTTGCCTTGTCTCCGTAATCAAGCCCCTGCCCCCAGCCTACCACCGACAAGGTGTCTTCTGGGTTGTCTACGTTAATCAGCTTGACGGTAACTAAGCACTCAGCATTCCAAGTAGTTCTTGGGTTATCGTACTTGTCTTGATCTTCTTTGTCTTCGAGTCTACGCTCGCTTACCTTATCGACAACAGCCACTACGCCGTGTTCAACCAGTGCCATTCGCAATCTGTCGTCAATATCATCGATCTTATGATAAAAAAACCTGTCGCCGTAATTAGTCTGCCCGCCCTTTCCGACAGCCCCCATGGTCTTCATTATCTGAATAATGCGCTGATGCAAATTCAAGTTACTCATCGTTGCCTCCAATCAGTGTTAGCGTGGCGTAAATCTTGCGAGCGATCTCAACTCGCGACCGGAGCGTATCGATGAAGTCATCGTTTCGCTGGAATGTAAAACACTTGATGCGTTGATACTCTGGCACAAGAGCGCTAGCAGAGTGCATCCTCTCAATCTGAGCGATAGCCTTCTTGTAGTGCGGGTTTTCCTCGTCGCAGTTGAAGCGGAAGTAAAACCGTTTCTTTTCCTCCTCAACGATCTCGTGCGGAGTGTCAACCAGGATATG